CGACAACCTCTGGGGCCACTGGAGGCTTCTCCGCCTCGACAACCTCTGGAAGTTTCTTCCCCATCACTTCCTCGTAGGAGTACACCTCCTTCTCGACGGAAGGCTCCGGGAGTTTCTTTCCCATTACCTCCTCGTAAGTGAACGTCTCCCTTTCAGCGGGTTCAACAGCTACGGCCTCCTCGACGGGAGGCTTGCGTAAAAGTTCTGGTGGAGGTTCAACAGCAGGCGGTTCGCGAAGACGCTCTGGCGGAGGCACGACGGCGGGGGGCTTGCGAAGAAGTTCCGATGGAGGCGGAACAGCCGGAGGTTTGCGAAGGGGTTTCGGCGGAGGCGGAGGCGCGGCTATTGCGGCAGCCGCTGCGGGCGGCTCAACCATTGGTCTCCCCATCACCTCTTCAAAAGAAAACGTCTCCTTCTTCTTCTTCTTCTTCTTCTTGGTCCCCATCACCTCTTCAAATGTGAAGGTTTCTTTCTCTTCCTCGGGAACGGCAACATCAACTGACGGGTCCGACAGCAAACCCGTATAGGGAACTCTCTCCGAATATGGATCGAAGATGCCATTAGCCACTAGACAGTCTCAAATTGATTGGTATTGGAATTCCACCGGACCCTTTTGCCGTTGTACATCTTCTCGGCTCCATGAGTAATTCCGCTTTGGCCTCTATCCGGCACTTGCCCTGCTGGCTGCCGTCCTTGTGGCAACGCGAGTGACGAAGGAGGCTGCGATACGGATGCAGGCTCCCTAGCAAGAGGAGGCTCCCCTGTAGCCCCCGCTCCCCTAAGCAGGGCCGTAACTCCGGGAATAGGCGGCAGTCCGGTCTGATTCCCAATTTCTTGGTCCTTACTTACTGTTGCCGGGCTTATAGGTTGCCTGTCAGGTGGCCTGTCATCGGTCTCGGCAGCAGCTTCCCCAGTAGGACGGACGTGCCGTAGAAAGCCCAAGAACTTCTGGACTTCTTCCGACTGGTCTCCATGCTCTAGGCTTTCAAAATTTTGTATCTCTCGGGTAATAACCCTGAGAATCCTTCTCTTATCGTTCTCATCGGTAGCCGAAGAAAGTTGATTGGCCCACCCTTGCAGGTCTTCCATCTTCGCGGCTAATCCAGGATTCTCCGCTTCAACTTTTTTAATGGAAGATTCTCCCTCGATTCTCAATACAGTCTGGTTGTACAAGTCGGGGTACAATTCCCTGATACTCTGTCGCATTACAGCTTGCGCCTTTGGGTTATCTTCTTTTTCTATCGCTACATAGGCGTCCGTAAAACCCCTGAGCCTTGCAATTTTGTCTTTGGTCTTACTACTATCGATCAGATTGATTGCTGTGGTGCCTTCCTTTAACTGTTTCTGCAACGCTGCAATAGTCTTCTCCGCGTTGGGGAGGGCTACCCCTACGGCGTCCTTAAATACCTGATACTTAGCCTTTTCTTCTCTTTGTATTTGCTCCCATCTCTGGGCTGCCGCCTCACTAGTTTCCCTGTTTTGAGATTTCATTGCTTGCGCGACGGCATTTTTTTCGTCCAGCAACCTGTCGTAGCTTTGCTTCTCCATCTCAAGCCACTTCTGCCAGTGTTCAGGCCCAGCCTTTATCGTCGCCATCTCCCTTTCATGCGTCCGCCTGCCCGCAATCGCCTTGTCCACATTCGCTTGGTCCTCCACCATCGCCACATACTCGCCATACCGCATGCCTCTTTGCTTGGCGGTTTTGATGTCAAGCCTGCGTTGCTCAAGCTGTTCCGGCGTCTCTCTACCTGCCCCGGACCATCGTTTAACGCGACCGGAATCAGGAAGACCAAAGGCTTGATCGGGGGGAACTTCCGCCAAACCCGGCCTCGCCTCGAAAATGCTTTGTCCGGCCTGTGGCTCGCCCTCAAACAGTCCACCCTCTGGCGCATCGGATCGTGGAATGCCTTCAAAAATGCTGGGGCCAGCTTCTACCTGTGCCGCAGCCTGCTGTTGCTGTTCCGGAGTTCTGTACAAACTCTCGCGGGAGAATGGCGTACCGGCTAGAGGCTCTGCCCCCGCCACCTCGCCGCCGGGAGGAGGGAATTGGACGCCAGTGCCGGGGCCAGTGCCGGGGAGTGGAGCCGGTGTGACGGCAGCGTCAGCCTGTTGTTGTATACCGGACTGCGGGACGACAGCGTCAGCCTGTTGCTGGGGTGGCTCACCGCGTAATGCTGCGAGCCTCTCCTTTACAGGGATTGATTGATCGACCTTTAGATGCTCCCATGTAGCCGCCGTATCACGCCCAGGCACTCCGATTGGGTTTGAATAGAATTTCTCCCTAGCGGTCTGTGGCTGCCCCGTCGGCACGGCAGCAGCACCAGCTTGGGGAGGTGTCCTGACCGGAGTCCTGTACAAATTCTCGCGGGCGGTAAGTTGCGGGCCTTGGGCTGTTGCTGCGGTTGGGGCAGCTATTGCTGCCGGGGGCTTCGTCTCCCTCTTGCGGAGCATCGGGGGAGGCCCACCTGCCGCTGACACACCCGGCCTCGGCGGGCCGACAGCCCGTTTAGCGACCTTTTTCGTAGCCTTGGGCGGGGTCTTTTTCTTTTTCTTGGCCAACAAGGATGACGCAACGCCCGTGGGTGGCAGGTCGAAGGCCCGGTTTCTTGGGGGCTGTTGATTGCTGCCGTAACGTGAATTATTGATTGCCACGAGAGTACTCCTTAACTGGCACCGATGACCAGAGTTATATTTCTGCCTAGATTTAGCGTCACATCCGCCATGTTGATCTGATCCAAGTCGATGTCAGGGGTAGCGGAATAAGTGAACTTGGCGTTCGGGTCGTTGATAGTAACCGGACCCTTCACGGTAATCTTTTTGCTTATCGTCTTCGTACCCATGGTCCGGCTGTTGTCCAAGACGGCTTCGTCCGCCATGGTGATAAGGGCATCGGTGCCGTGAGCATAAGAAGCCACCGAGTCCGTATTCAACCGCCCGGTGCCACGGAGAAGAATCGAAGAGGTGATGCCCCCGACCTTCTGGGTATAGACTCCGGCATCAACGGTCACTCCGATGGTGCAAGTATGAGCGGTGCAGTAGCCTCCGGTCTGGACGACATTCGGCCCCTTAGTGGTTGTAGTTTGCACCGTGTCGCCCCCGATGGTCACATACGCATCACTGGCCTGATTGTCCAGATAGTTGATATTTATGTTGTCCACGCGGGATGTTCCGGTATTGCCGGGTTCAACCCCAAGGCCGACGTTGCCCTTGTTGATGTATATGTCGGAAATTGCGGTCCCCTTCAAGGAAAGGCCGTATTGGCCCGTAGTGGGGGTGAATGTCCTATTGATCTCCGGGTCCACATTGCTGCTGCCGATGTCGATCCAAGCCTGACCGGCTCCGGCAAAACGGAACACCTTGCCACTGGCTAGGGCAATCTTGAAATAAGCGTTGTCGGTCCCGCCGATTTGGCCGCTATAGCCCTCATCGACGACAAACTGAGTGTGTGCAGTGGTTTGGGCGGCACCGGTTCCGCTGCTGGTAAGTCCATACAGTATTGACCCGGCACCGGCGGCAACGGTAACGGAGTCGGTGTCTGCGGCAATGACCTCGCCATCCCAGTTTTCTGCCTGATGCCAGACATTCGGACCCGAGTTGCTGGTCGTAGCGGTGGAGGTCCCCCAAGTCGGGGTACTCGATCCGCTAGACGTGGTTGCGGCGACCCGGAACGGCACGCCAGCAGTTTTGGCGGTCAGGGTAAGGGCGATTGAAGTGTGGGACGCCGTAACCCGCTGCACAACCTCGCTGGGATCGTTGTTCCAGAGACTGGTGAAGTTGGCGAGAAGAAGAGATGTCGCGGGATCACTGGTTCCAACTTGCGTGTAAACCACTCGGCTGATCGACCCGTCCTCTCCTGTAGCCGAGATGTACCACTTTACTGCGCCTGATCCGCGAGCAACTCCGGACCATGTATTAACCTGCTTTATCGCAGGAGCGTTACCTACAAACTTTTTAACAGCCATTATTAGGCATCCTTGCCTTGAATTTTGAGTTCCCTATTGCATAGTAGCATCACAACATCGTGGTTGTCGCCGTTATTCACCGATACGGCAAAAGTCGGTTCAGCTTCTTTTGCCGCTTGCGGCATCCGCCGCACTTCTTGATCCCCATTTTCGACGTGACCTTGGCTATGCTGTCGCCAAGACCTCTGGATGGCACGTCTGGCACAGAAATCTTAGACTGCCCCGCATCCCCAATCCAGTGCTTGGCACTGACCTTCTCAAAATCCTCTTGGGTCATCCAGAACCAGTCCCCGGCGGAATCGAATGCCTTGTCTCGTACATCGGACAAGAAGTCCGAGCGGTGCCGAGGTGCTGCTTCGACGTGAGCCTTCCACGATAATCGGATCTTGTCCATTATATCTCCTATCTGAACGGATCTTCCCCTTTCTCTACAATACCCTTGACATCTATGGTCGATACCAGCATATTACCGCCACAGGCATACAGAACGCGGTAAACCCCCTGCGGCTCCCAATGCGGGCCAAATCCAGCCCAGATGTAGTCGTCTAAAGCACAGTGGTCGCATGCAATCTGGAGTATCCATCCGCATTCGTGCTGGTTTGACCTCCGGACGCGAGTGAAGAAGTGGTTAAGACCCTTGCTATCGAACCTGTTTTGGCTCGGGTTATCGATACGGTATGTGCATCTGGTTTCGTCGTAGTCCCGGAGAATGCCGTTCCAGTCATGATTCCCACCCCCGTCGCAATCGGAACAGGTAGACAGCCCGGAAATGTCAACCAAGAGCCGCAGGGGGAAATCGCAACATGCCATCGGTAAATCGCCTCAGTCGCTGCTACACGCACGCCCGGTGTTCAGTCGTCGCACACTACCTTTCCGCTGCCTGAGTCGGGCCTGAAATCGGTGGTATATCTGAACGAGACGTTGCCAGAATGTCCAGCACAATTGCAGATCCCCACGATATTTACAGATGTCCAATTTGATGGCTTGGGGGGGCAGTTTGAGTGACCTGCACAAGCACTATCAGATGGGTAAAAAGGTTCGTCGTCGTCGTCACTGAGTACCGGCCCCAACTCTGCCGCTGCGGGGTAAGTGACTCCATCTCTGTAAAACCACCTGCCGTCCCCGTTTCCCAAATCTACGCAGAGTATATGTGCTTCAGGGCTGACACTGAATGCTGGGTCCCTAGTGAGGTCTTTGGTTGGGTTGGTTGCCCATATACAATCGACCCCATGCGAGTCCACGACCGCCATCACGCCGTTGAGTGTTGCGCACGAACCGCTAAAGCCCGATACCTCGAATATCCAGCCCGCATAGGTGGATGTGGGGAGGCTGCCGCATGCTTCACATTCCGCCGCAGTCGGACAGGCAGACGCGACGTACTCGTTGCAGATGCACCCTTGGGGGGATAGCTTGGTTAGTGTTATTTCCGCCGGGCCAGTGGCGCATCCTCCAGTCCTCCGTATCGGACTCGCTTCGGGAATACTGCTGTTGCTCTCTCCTTCCCATAACACAATATTGTCCCCGGACGTTGCACATTCAAGCCTGACGAAGGTTTGGAACGTGGTTATAGACATGTCTCCGCCTGCACCCGGCGTAGACCCAGCCAAAGCCTTGCCATGGGTAGTAAACCCCGAGATTTCCCCTCCGTTACGACCGAGTGTGTAGCTGCAATGATCCCAGTAAGGGAACCTGAGTTCCCCTACTACCGGAATCACCTCGGGAATATCCGGCCTGAAAACTCCGTCCCAAGCGTTGAGGGTTTTTGTGTTAACGGTGGGGCCAGCGGTACAGCTACCGCAACCCGTTACAGGAAAAAGCGTGTTGTGAAAGTCGTCTATCGAGTAGCACGGGTGAATACACCCGACCGGCGGATGCCCGTATGTGAATGACTGGGTTAATGTCAATTTTCACCTCAACCGTGACATGTGCCGAGATGATATCCGGGCATATTAAAGCAATAAAGCACTGTACCTAGTTGAACAAGCTTGTTCATCAACACTATGGAGTTTTGTTCCGACTGGGGATTATTGGGATTTTCTGTCCCCACATGACCATGATCATCCATGGGACCCCAGCCAACAGGCTGGTAGTTCGGAGGATACTGATTCTGCTTGATATTGGCCCCGAAAATCCAGTGCTGCTCGGCCTCGCATACTTCTGAGTCTTGCTTGTGTAGCAATTCCCGCACATTGAAAGCCGCGCCGAACGCCAAGTTCATGTTTCCTTCTGATGGTACTTGATATTCGCGGCCATGTTCCATATCAAGTACCGCTAGGTACGACCCGGCACCTAAATCCCCCTCGGGGTCGTCTTCGCCCGTCCCAGAATCGAATGATTCGGCTTTCAACTGCACTTCTTCCCACGCATAAAGCCATTGGTAATTGTGTACCCTGCCACCAACTTTTATATACCGGTCGCACTTGCCGTCAGGTCCGGGAATGCCTTCAAGTCCGGGAACAACTGCCTTCTGGGAGCCGATTATTTTGGCCGGGAAAACTTCCGGCTGTTCAGGCGTAAAATCTTCAGCAGTATCTTTAGCAATGGTTACCCATCCCGGACCCTGACTCACCCCCGGACCATTAAATGCGCGGGGAACAGTAGAGAGCATTTCTCTCAGGTAATCTCGAAGAGTCTCGCCAGATTCTGGTTCTCGATAGAAGTCGGCCATTATGAAGGGTTACTCGACTGCTCAGTAGGTTCATTCCAACTTTTAGCCTCATACTGGAGTATCTTGTAGAATCTCGGAACCACTTTCCCAGTGTATTTGTCTTCCCTTTCCGTTCTCACTATCTTCCAAAACCCGTCCGGTCGGTAATGGTACTGATACCAGCCATGGTAAGTCACGTCGCCATCTTCGTCCATGTCCATTGTCATATGGAAGCCAGCGTATCTCAACGTGAATTTAGCTAATGCGATTTCTACCCCTGTCGTAGTTTTTAGTATCCCTTCCTTCTCGTTTATCGTGTTCAAATTTCTTATATGGTCTTGAGACAGAGGTGTGCGGGAAAGGCTAAACGGAACGTCAAGCTGGACGCCCATAAAATTCTTTTCATACCCCGCGTTAGTGTGCTTGACATCAGGCATAATGTGGGTCTCTTGGGCCTGGTCGTCAGGAATTTTGAGATCGTACCACCTCGCCGTCAGACCAATCGAATTGATCTTCATGATGGTCTGCGAAGCGGCTGGGTTATTAGGAGACGAAGAGCCTGATCTGATTCCGTAGTTCTCGGTGACAATGGCCTGCCCGCCGTCAAGTTTCTTGACAGTCCGAGACATTATGGGAAGAGATGTTCCGGGAAACGTAATGTCGCCCAGTTGTGCCAATGCCTTCAACTCGGCAGCCGAATCCGCACCGCTGTCTATGAAGTGGGTTCGTGTTGCCCGCGTCTGTTTCCTCTTGGCAAAGTTCTGGGTATACGATGACCCGCTGCCTATGTTATTGATATCGGTCTTTTTTGCCATCAGAAAGCTACCGTAATTCCACCCGAGTTAAGGGAATCTATATTCGCGTCGATAGTCTGTAAAAACTGCCGTATCAACCGCAGTTCCTCCAAAATTTCCATGTCCTTGTTGCCTGCTTCGACCCCGGTGTTTGGCGATCCTCCGAATACTGACGACCCTGTCGTCTCCATGCCGAAGAGCGGAAGCCCGCCTCCGCCAAGATTTGGTACTGATGGTTGTCCTAAGATTCCCACGTCTGTTACCCCCTATCAATCAAATCTGAATCTGGCCTGGAATTTAACTTCCCCGCCTGCCGCCGCGTTGGACATAATCGTGCAGTCGTAAAGTAGGGCTGGCTGGGCAATATTAGCGGTGGCCCCTATATCAAGGGTCAGTGTATTTCTAGGCGGCTCCCCGCCCAGTGTGTCCACGCCGGAAGGGAAGAGCCATATGTAGTAGTTGCCCGGATCAGGAGTCCAGCTAGACGCCGCCCCATCAGTCTTAAAGGCAAAGGACATCTCTATCGGGCCACCCTCGCCGAACCTAGCCGACAGCTTTTTCTCTTCGATCACGACCGCTGTGGCCAAGGTTCCGAAGTTGTCTATCACGAAGGTGGCAGTCGTGCTTATGGGATGGTTTGAGCTATAGGTCATGTCGCTGTCAAACTGTCCTCCAGCCGCAGCGGTTGCATTCCCGGACACGCTTCCGGTGACTGACGGCACGGCGTGCAACCACTGTTTCTTCTTGTCGCCTGACCCGGTCACGTCTTTAAGAGGACCCCAAGATTTCCTCAAGGTCCACGCTTGAGGGTTGATGGCAATCTCGGTATCTGAGGTCGATAGGGAGTTATCTTGGGATAAGGACGAGACTCCGGTAGAATCTATCATCACCGTTCCTTCGGCATAAATTTCACCAGTGGTCAACCCCTGAATCCAATTTTTCTGAGCGTCAGACCTCCCGTCCTGTGATCCAGTAACGTCATGCGTGGCCGACTGCTCCACAAGTGCCGCACGCTGTATCGACAAGTTCACGCTTGCGCCTACGTTGAACGATCCGGACTGAGCGATGGGGAATGTAGTAGAAGCCACTTGCGTTAGCCCTTTGATGCCATCGGCAATTCCATTGCCGGTAATGTGTTGTAGGCATAGTACCTTCTTCCACGCTCGATCTCCTGCTCAAATTTCTCCATGGCAGCAGGAGCGTCCGGATGCCCCGGCGCGCCATAGAGTAGAAACGCCCTCACCCCCCATCGGACTACATTGCCCACGAACTCCTCGTTTATCCTCAATGTCACGCTATCTGGAGAAGATGTACCAAGAGTCCATGCCTGCTCACCGACCCAATGCGTTATCGAGATGTTGTACTGCTGGTCCGCCTGCTTGTCGAACTTAGCCAAGTTGTCCCTCTCAAAGGCGATCATGACCGGCTTGCCCACCGGGGTCTCCCCCTGAAACCTCCTTCGCACAGTCTCGTATGGGACCAGTTTCATCGGAGAACCGGATATCTCAGCCCGGATGAATCTTGGAATGGTGAAGTCGCCGATGGAGGAGACTGGATTCAGCGTGCTGTCAGTAGATGCCAAGGCGCATACGGTCGTGAGAGTGTAGGCTCGCGTTTCCTTCAAGAACCGGTCGCAAGCATCCCTTATGGCCCTGTCGATCTTGGCAAGGCTGAACTGGGTGGTCGTTATGTGAAGAGCCGATTGGGTTGCGGTCAACCGGGCTTCAGTCAAAGTCATAGCCATTACGAGACTCCCGCATGGGACCAGTTGTAGTTCGTGCTTCCCGTGGGCTTGCCGACCTGAAGTATGCCGCCACGGGACTGACCCATTATTCTCTGCTGTCCGGAATCCGCCCTCTTCATCGACTGTATCTCGGGAGATGTGACAAGCCTGTCAACATGCCCGTGATCATTGGTCCGGTAGTAGGCCCCAAAGGCTCGCACGCACTGGATCAGGGCCATCTCTGCCCACGGCGGCACATTCGCCACAGCAGACCCCATGGTCATGGTCACCCAACCGGCGATATAGGCAAAGCGTATAGCCCCCTCCTGATCCGTGGCCGGAGTCGGATTAATCTCCAGACGTGGAAGACCAAGCGGGGACACGGTGTCCGATTGGCTGGGGTAGGCCAAGGCGACGTGATACATGGACGGCGTAGAAACAGCCGAACGCCCCAATAAATCCAGTTCCTGAAGCGTACTCAGAGCTACATCAAATGTCAGTGCGCCCTCCCTAGTCACGCCCAAGATCGTGCCATTGCCAAAGTCCGGAGGCATTCTCACCCAAGACTGACCCGCGACGAAGTCCAAGAGAACCGATGGCCTAGCCAGCCATCTCCATGGATGCAGTCCAGCTAGGAACTGACCAGCCTGATTAACGATCTGGTTCTCGTCCAGCCGCCCGTCGTGTTCCTCTCCAATAACAATATTGAGTTGGTCAACGAGTTGCGCGTATGTGATGGCCATGTCAATAGTCCTCGCTGGATTCTATCACTTGGTAGCAAGCTCATCCAGTAGCCGTGGCGTCCAGCCTGGCCTCAAGCCTTGACACTCTGTCCGCCAAAGCGTGATGATCGGTTGTCATCGAGTGGCAAACGCCCTGCAACGACTCGATGGCTTTCCCGAGTTGTTCTATTTTTGAGGACAGCACGGCAGTCGTAGTCTTGATTGACCCCACTACCCACACCCCGCCAATAGCAATAGTCACGAGCGTGATAATCAACTGCACCCATTGCGAGACGCTGAAGCTGTCCATGTCTATCTTCCTTGAATAATAATAGCTACTGTTTCACAATACCCCTCGTCTCGGAGTGTTATCGCGGCGATAGGCCGCGTAAAGACCATGAATCTCGGCAGCGGTAAGGACCTTACCGAACACTGCAACTTCCGATATGTGGCCAGAGAAGAACGCGGTGGTATTATTCTCCGATCCTATAAACATGCTGGTGGACGCATCATTTGATCTTGATCCAACACCATTAACGGCGTTCTCCATGGCAACAGCAACGCCATTAAAGTACACCAATGCGTTTGCAGCAGTAGTTGACCCGTCCCATGTGCATGTAACCATCGTCCACACACTCTGGGTCGAACTGGTGGACAAGGGCAAAGATACGGCAGAGTCATTCCTCAGATTGGTGCTGCCGTGATCAACGAATATGCGAATTTTGCCGGTGCTGGTGAGAACCACTATCTTGACCAAGGCTCCCTTTGTGAGAAGACGAGTAGCTACAGCAGTTGGCTTTGCCCAGAAGTTGTAGGAGAAGGTCGTCAGGTTGTCGATATTGGTTGCCGATCCCAAGGACACAGTGTCATTGCTGGCATCGAACAACACTCCCGAAGTTGACGGGCGAATCCTTCCTATGCCCTCGTTCGCATTTGTTATAGGCCCTCCGGTATAGGTTGCGTTTACGGGGGTCGCGCCTGCGGCTGAAGGCATTGACCTGTCAATAGCGACAGTCTCCCCGGAAGGCTCGTCCATGGGGTAATACCGAAGAGGAATAAGATTGCCGAGTTTGCCTCGTATATTTTGCATCAGTCGTCTGGAACCTCCCACTTGCTTGGTTCCGCCTTCATGATTGCTATCGACTCGCTCAGTGGTTTAAGTTTGCCTTCTAGTTCACTCGGAACAGTCTGTGGTTGCCCGCCCACAAACGGCTCAAACTCAACAATAGCAGTCTGGTTATCCAGAGATATCCGCAGATTTTCGCCTCCATGCGCATCAAGTTCATCCAAGCCGGATTGATTGGGCATGAATGCGTACAGGTATCTGGACATTACAAGTTTCTCCAGGCGACGTTGCATCCAGTACCGGCGGTTGAGCCTGCATCCATGTCGAACCACACGTCCAACTTCTCGAATCCCTTATTGCGGATAATCAAGGCCGCGTTTCCATTATCTGCTGGCGAAATTATCTCGTAATCCGATGTGCCGATATTGGTGGTGTCAAGAACGATAGTGTCGCACCAGAATTCACTGTCTGTTACGATACCGCCAGAGAGGCCATTTCGAGACCCCATCGTGGCCGCAACTCTTATCAGAAACGTAGCCGTCCATTGGTGCGTACTGCTGGTCAAAGAGACAAACCTAGACCAGCCGTACACATAAGCATGGAAATCATCGTTCGCGGTGTCCGTCCCGAAAAAGTGCATCAGAGTGTCTTGATCTGATGTGGGAATGACCACATGATTTGCGGTTGGGGTCCCTGAATCAGTGGTTGACGGTTCCGTAGTCGTATCGGCTGGGAACGATACGGCTGTATCGGTAGAGTTATTGGTCAGGCCCCGCCTTAGAATGTTTCTCTGGGTGTAGAGAGAACTGCTTGACATGGAAGACTCCTTTCTTCGTTAGTCGGTCTTGAAGTCCGTGTTGTGATGACGGTTCAGGTAAACAGCATCAGCGTGACATCCGCATCTCCTTGACCATTGGCTACGTTTCTCTGCACGACGATACGGTCAAGCAGGGTGGTCGTAGTCTGGACGGTAGTTGAGACGATAGCCGACGTATTCGCCACGAAATCGTCACTGGAAAATATAAACGGCACGTTAGCGGTAATGCCGATAGCGGCGTAGTCGGGAGTGGTTGCGGTTGATCGGAACTCAGCGAGAACTGCCTGATCGGACAAGATTATTCCCACGTCAAAATTAGATACCCCGGAATCTCCGGCGGTCCACATAGTCACGGCGGTGTAATTGTCGGCCACGATAGCTCTAGCGGAAAAATGCTCATCGTCCGTTGCCTTGATAGTCCTTGGCGCAGCCGTGGACAGGTCACCGATTTGCACAACTTGGCCGTTGGGAAATACAGCTTCGACGGAACTCCATATATTTACGTTGGTTGACATTGGCGGTCCTCCGTGACCTTTTTAGACATCATAGCATCCTTTTGCTCTTGGGAAACAGCAAAATGATCTGCATGACTTGATACGACTGCCGTGGCCATTCGCCTGAAGTGTTCTCGCATCGCAGGTGTATCCGCCTGTTCTGGTGTCATGAAGCTGATTGGGAACGCCAAGCAGGCCCGGTACGCTGCGGCCAATACTTGATTCGCCAGGGTCTCGTTCTGCTGATAGGCATAGCCGTAGAAGGGCGGCGACCACGGGAACGGCTTGGTAAGTTGAGTGTCTCCAAGAATATCCACACGCCTTCTAAGTCCCATGGCGACCCCAAGCCAGAACTCCATGCACGCCTTGTGCTGGAAGTATTCAATACTGTCGTGTAGATGGTACATGCCACACAGCACGATATGCTCAAGGCCCTCCGTGAGGGCATGGGCCAGCATGTACGCCCCGGTACACTGGAAATACTGGATATTAGTATTGAATGCCGAGACGACCTCATTCAGGGGAAACGCTTCTGATCTCGGAACTTCAGGCCATGGCTCTCGGCAAATAACCCGCACGTCTTCGGGCAGGTCGTTAAGTCCATCTATAAATTCTTGGTCGAACTGGTGAATGTTGTCGAAGAAGTAGACTCTGGTCACGCCCGGCTGCCTCATGAAAGCCCGGTTGATGCACCATATTTCGATGTCGCCAGCATCGTCCTCGTTATAAGCCTCGATCATTCCGACCAGAACGACTTTTTTAGACTTGCATGGCATATCGGGATTCCCATAGGCCCTTGGCCAGTGCAAAAGAATTAGAGTCGTGAATCTCCATCACATCACCCTTCTGGCTTACAACCGGCACGAACGAGTTGGCCACGCCACCAGAGACCCGCTCGGCCAGCGGGCCTCCGTCCACGATATACCTGTCCGGCATCTCTTCAGACCGTATCGGCATGTCGTCTTCATCGTACCTCGCGACCCCATCTTTATCTATATAACAGGCATAGAATGGGTGTTCTTGGTCCGCCTTGAACATGGTCCTGGCCCTTGCCGCCCCGCCCTCCATGGCCATGATAGTCTCGTCGATCAGCTTGGGCTTCATGATCAGGCAACATCCCATCAGGCGTACAGACACGAAGTCTTCAACTTGACCGTTACGCGACCTCCACTGCAAAGAATTCCACTCCACGATCTTCTCGTTCTGACCATCAAGATCGTCTTCCTCCTGACACAAGCGGTCATCCCGGTCGTAGAATTCCACGCCAGCCTCTACCGCTATCTGCTGGATGTCCGGGCAATTAGTGGACACGACGACATCCGCAGCCAGAGAACTCCCCTTGGCAGCGTCCATAACGTGACGGATGACGGGATATCCGTCTATCAGAAGCAGGTGCTTCTTCGGGAGCCTCGTGGACCCGGCCCTAGCCTCGATGAATATCACGCTGGTCAATTATCATTCACCATTCCAATTACGCGGACGTAGCGGCGGTCACTGTGCCGGTGGCATAGGTCACTCCCGAAAAGTACGGGGGCCACCGTATGCAGCCCCCGTAACAGCGTCTTTAAGCAACGCGGTAGACGATAAACGTATTCGCCGCAGATCGCCGGTAGAAGAACATGCCGGTCGCAACGTTACCGTCCGCATCCTGAGCATCAACAACCGGGTCTCCAACGACGGTCACGCCAGAGCCAGCGGTTAAGGTGATGTCACGGCCCGCCCCAGTTGCCAGATTTAAGATGCTCTGAAAGAAACCGTCACCATTAGCAACAGTTCCGGGCAAAGCAGCTTCAATCTGCGTACCCGTTCGCGTAGTAAACGCTGCCGCAGAGGTAGGAGTAGCCTCGATAATGCGGGCGATCTGCTCGGCAGCACTAAACGTCGCACTATCATCAAGACCAGTCTCAGCAGCAGCGATAGAATACATCTGCGGTACCTGCGCCGAGTCCATGTGCTGAAACGTCTCGCGTCCGGTGTGCGTTTCCGCTCCCGTATGCGTTTCCGCGCCAGTGTGGGTCTCCACACCAGTGTGCGTGTGTGCTACAGTGCTTTTGATAATTTCAGAACCGACAAGTCGTTTTGTTTCAGTTCTATTAGGCATAACTTGGACCTTTCGCGGGGTGATTTCTAAGCAGCAGTTCCCGACCCCATCGCGGGTGCTGCCATGACCACATGTACAAGCGGCCATAGTCTGATAAAACCACCACTCGCCACGCAGCGGGTGGTGGCTGACGCAGGTGAATATAGACGCACAAATAATCCTGCGGACAAAGTAGTTTATCCTGAAGCCGAACCGGAGGAGTTAAACGCCCATCCGTCGAACAGGACCTTTATCACGGTTGCCGACCCACCTGTGGTCCCGGCCTCCAACGCAAATCCGATCCCAGCATTCCCGTCCGTTCGCTTTGTGGCTATAGCGGAAGCCTGGGGCATAATACTGTCTGTAATAGCCACCGCAGTAGAGGGGGCGACCAAGCATCCGTGGATGCCGCGAATCAGGAATTTGCCCTGCTTGTCATTGGCCGTTGCCTCCATGGCCAAGCAGAATAGCCAGCCTTCCAGATGGGCCGTGACGGGTTCGATGACGTTGGCGAAGGGATCGTTCGCGGTGGTCGTGTAAGCGTCCACGTCGCCGTCCGTGCCGCCAAGATCGAAGGCGCACACGTCACCGATGTCCAGTGTGGCTCCAGTTCTGTTCGTGGCGAAAGTGGTAATCGTCTGAGCTTCCACCCACGAACCCGGTACAGTAAAAAGAGGCATCTGTGATCTCCTTATGCTGCCCCTGCCTGCTCCGGAGCAGTCCCCGGCCAGTAAGGCTGCAACACTCAGGTTGTTGCGGACATCCATGCCCGCGTGAAAAAGGCAACTAGGCGGTTAAGCCTAGCCGCCCGTGGCTTAACTAGCCTGCAAGTAACCCTGACGCTGCCTCGACAGGCAGACCAAGTTGCAGTAAGTATCGACCCACGCCACCATCGTGTCCGGCTGATCCGGGAACACTTGCGGAGTTCCGACCTGCATGAACTTCTGGCGGTGGAACACCAACTTGATGTGGCTCATGTTCAGGAAGATGTAATCCGGGCTTCCTGAAGAGAACGAAGTGGCATCGTCCATACCCTCGTTGTTCACGACGGGGATATTCAGGAACACGGGGTTCCCGTAGGCGGGGTCCTGTGGACCCGCTCTGGTGATGTCGTTGTTCGCCCGCACGGCCTTCATGTAATCCTTTCGGCCTTCGCGGTTGGTGAAGATAACCATCCGGCGGAAGTCGTCGTCGGAGAAATACTCCTGCGAGGATGGCGGACGTTTGAACACGACCAACTGGCTGATCGTGTCGAACCCGGCGATGATGCCGTTGTCGGTATCAAACGGTGTCGAAGCCGTGTAGGTGGTATTTTGGTTCTGCCACGCAGACTTCGACGACGGGTTGATTCCCAAAACATTCGTGAATCCGGAAGGCGCGAGGCCGTCCGAAGTAACGAAAGCAAAGATGGAATACGGATCAGTACCGGTGGCCGCTTCCATGTTTGCGTTGCTGGCGGCGGCTGTCATAAACCGCTCCATCTTGTTGAAGAGCGAGGTGTACGCCTGCTGGTACTTGAACCTCTTGATTCTCTTGTACTGCTGGAACATGGCGTTCTCGCCGCCACCTTCATTGAGCAGGACTTCCTGCTCGTTCCAAGTTATGGGAACACGGACGAATCGCCAGTTGGCGGTGAGCGTCGTCGCTCCCTGTATGTTAGACACGCTGGCCTTTTCGCCGGGGAGATAGGCCCCTGCCGTCAGCGGGTCGTCCAGAAGAATCACATCCTTGATCTGCGAACCGCCTTGCACTTCTTTCTTGGCGGCATAGAACGCAGACAGGGATGCGAAGTTACGAAGTTGCGCATCATTGATCACATCGTCGGGACCCGACAGGTACGCGGGACCCGTTCCATCGGTAAAAAAATCAGTAAATAGACTTAGGGCTGCACCGGCCATTATTTAACTCCTTATCCCTCGGCGGTCTGTCCGAATACCTGACGATACATCTTGCCGAAGTCCAGACGTTCCTGTTCCTCAGACGTGAGATTTCGTTCTCGGGACCCGGTAGTTGTCGCACGAGGTTGCCCGTTCCTTCTGGAATGGGCGCGTTTTAGCATTGAAGATTTCAGGTCATCAAGTCTTGAGTCAGCCAACGTCCACTTCACGGCCTCCCGGTAAACTCCACCTACCGTGTCGAACGCATTGCCGGGGGACTGCACAATGGTGTCGTACCGCTTCAAGACTTCCTCTTGAACTTTCCCGTCTTCCAATTGCGGAAACTCTGAGGACATAAGGCTCCTAGCCGCCTCAATCTGATCTGCTACGCGAGCGATCTGAAGACTGTTGATCTTGTCGTCACGCTCTTTGAGTTCGGTAGAGAACCTGTTAGCTATGTCCGCAGTGAGATGCTCCGCAAGGCCCGACAACGCCTTGGCAATCGGGTCTTTAGCTTCACCCAAGAGATCGAGGTTCTCCTCATTCACGAGTGGAGAGAGAGCCTCATCGATCATCTCCTGAACGGATGAAGCATCGACAGCTTCGCTAACCGCAGCCTGCTGCCGACGAAGGGTGTCGGACTGTTCCGAGCCTTGGCCCTTGAGCCAGTCCCGGTACTCGTTACCGAAGCGGTCTTGATCTGCCTGAGCCTTTGCCCGCTTTTGGCCATGGGACAAAAACTCTTCAGGCTTATCGTTGTACCACCTCTGTATACGTTCTTCGGGCAGTCCATCCCGAACGAGGGCCGCTATGGCCTGATCGAAACCTTCGGGTTGTTCCTCGGTCTTGTCGTCCGACGCTTCGGGTTCGACCGGTTCCTTGGAATCCGAGTCTTCGGCTTCACTAACCTCTTCTTCTTCCGCTTCTGCCTCCCCGTCTTTTGACTCTTCCTCCGTCTCCTTTGCTTCCTCCGCTACCGTATCATCGCCAGACTCCTGAGAAGCAACCGTTCGGCGATACAGTTCATCAAAAACGGCTCGCTCTTGATCGTCATTAGATTCAACGGGCGCAGCGTCCGCGTTTGATGCCTGATCGCCGGTTACGACTTGTTCTTCTGCTACAGAGGTCTCTGCCATGTTGTCGGCCTCCTTGCCGTGCCGGGGTTAGAGTCGTCCTAACTCATCCCTGGAAAGGTATATGGATGATTATTACTCGTCAAAAATCATCTTGTCAAATCGATTATCGAGTTCTGCTTTCAATATCTTGTCATGCTGGCCCAGTTCCTTGCAGGAAAGCTCGCCCGCGTCGGTCGCCTTTAGCAGTCCATTGCCCGTGGCTGGCCTTGATCGACGCGGGCGAGTTCCCCCGATTCCGGCATCACAGGTCATTTGCATTGTAATCCCTCGTGAATCCGTATCTGCGGCACAGGTCCCTCTCTTCGTGCTGGCTGCGGATGATAACCTTGCCGTAATCCCGCCCCTCCTCTTTTACCCACTCCACATTATTATTTTGCGGCTTGTTGGGGTCCTGACCGCCGAACTGCGGGAGAGTGGACGATATTTTCGGGTACGACGACAGGTCATAGGCACTGCCGTCAGCAATATTCCTAGACATGACCCGGCGATACACCTTCCCGCTCCGATTCACGGGCGTGCCGATATCCGGTGCCTTGCTCATGGGTCGGTCAACCTCGATCACCTCTCCGTCATCAGCCATGAATTCGTAAATCATTACTGGTCCTATGATCCAAAAGCCTCGGCGTTCATTCCGCCAGATTCCCTAGCAAGGGCAATGTGGGCGCGTCCTGTCATTGACGAAGGTATGTTGGCCCTGTCTCCGGGCAATCTCGGGGACGATGCCGAAGCCACTCGGGCCGCTTGGCTTTCCATCTGCTGCTGGGCCGCGCCCGGATTGGCCTGTTGCATAAGGGCATTGCTCTGGGCTTCCGCAAGTTTCTGGAAATCTATCCAGTCGTCTGCATCGCCCACGTTAAGCGACTGAAACAGTGTTCTGACCGGCTCCCGCCACTTGATCCACGGTGTCTGCGACATGACTTGGGACAGGCTGGACACCGTCTCGAATGCCAACTGGACTCTTCTCTGGAACATGGCCTGATCGGTATGCTCCATACTGAGAGGGTCTATCGAAAGACTAAGATCGAAGAAGTTGAAATGCTCGCGTCCGCCTTCAATTCCGCCTTGGAACTCGCTGACGCCAAGACGCTTGCCTTCCTCTCCTAAACTGGCCGAGAAGTCTTCGCCATAAAACCCGTACCACGCGGCAGTTTTGAATATTGTTGCCACAGCCATGCGGAACTGACGCTTGATGCCGCCAATCCGGGCCTTTACGCCGGTATCCGCTATGCTGGCTTCCGTTGCGGTAACACCGCTCGTCTCGCCGCGATAAGCGTCCGAGAGTCCAGAGACACGGTTCAACCTTTCTCGGGAGAACGATACGAATTTGTACTCGGCCTCAGAGGTTCCGCCGATCTCCATCTGCCCTATCTTATCAGTGTCGTCCAAAAGGATCACGTCCCCGTTGCTGGCGTGCTTGATCGTCTCCATGTCAGCCGTATTGGACTTCTCTCCATAAGCAAACTTCTTGAACCCTGCGGCATTTTCAGCAGCCGCTGTGGTATGCGCGTTCAATTCCTCCCACTGCTCTGCCGTTGCCGCCAGAGGAGAGAGCGGATACGGCGAGTTCATGACTTTCATGGACCCGTGCATCACATAGGGACCCCATGGCGGCGCGTAGGCTGGCCTCGGGTCCCTAATCATGTACGCTTTCTTGGAGGTTCCCGCCGGGGTATTGGCGACAGCCACGGTGTATATGGTCCCGTTGTATTCGGGGGCATCGGAAAGCTCGTTCATCTCCGGGACCCAGATGTCCCAAGCCACTATCTCGTTCCTCGTCGGTATCGACAGGTGCTTGCGTTCTGCAAGGTAAACCTCAACATCCGCATCAACCGACAGCTTTTCTATCACGTCGGAGTTGTAATCCGGATCATCTACAAGGTCGTCCTTGTCCGCTATCCACATGTGTCCCATGTACCTAGGGCCATTGGATTGCATCGGATTCCAAGTCATGGCGGCTGGATCGAGAATGAAATGCTGCGGTGCGATCCTGATGATGTAGGGCTGCTGCGGGGTCATCTCGACCCCTTGGTATCCCGGCTGGTTTCCTATGGTCACCAAGGCCACCATGTGGGCGAACATGAAGTCCACGGCCATATCGCTCAGTGGCTGGGCCACATTGGAATCTTCGGACCACCTGTTCAGGAACAACTCCAACCCCTGGGCCATGTCGCCCATGGTGGTCATGCCGAACGCATCGGTCATGTCCGGCCTGGCTGCCCTTATCTTGCAACGGGGGTTGTCGTAAACAAGTGTCGGCAACATCACCGACTGGTACTCGTAGCCGTGATTCTCGGTAACGGGCGACCCCGGCTTGCGATCCACCCGATAGAACCGGCCATACGAGCGTCGGATGAGGTCATCCAGACGGTCTAAAAACTTTTCGCGAAACTCGGTGGCCGCGAGAATTTCCTGCCTCAGGCTATCGGCATCGACTTTAAGCGACATCTATGACTGCCTCCTGAGGAGACTCCGTGATTGTCTTCATGGCTGACTGGCGGTTAATGGCTTCCATCGTGTCCGCAACCTTGTCCTTGGGTATGAACTTGAAGTTGGGGCCTTCGCCGATCACCCGCCTGCGATCATCCGTCACCACAATCGGAGTGGCGGTATCGCCCCATTCCTGAACATGCGGAAACAAAGCCCGCCACTCGGGATTTACAAGCATCAGGCCCGGACCTTCCTTGTTTGGGAACTCGGCAGTCGGCATGGTCTTCTCGTATTCCTCGATAATCCTCTTCATGGTCTTTCGCCGAATGTCTGGGTCAAAGGGAATAGACCCGAACATCTTGGGCGGAAGCGGCCACAACTGAACAGTGCCATTATCCATCGTAATCATCTGCCATCCCTCTGGCGGCTGGGTTCCGATAGGGACCGTCATTCCAGAATGAACAGATGTCCGGGTCGGCTGAATGTTGGCCTCTGACTCGGGTACGCTTTTAACCCCAGAAGGGGGTTGCTTCTTCCGTGAAGGCATAATGAGTAACTCCTTTTACTCTGTTTCAAATGCGATCTGTAGACCATATTGGCGGGCTTGGCTGTGGCCCGAAAATCTTGTCCATTCCAAGCATAGCCCCAAATGAATCCTTCGGCAAGCCTGGAACGCCCGGCTCTTGCCATAAGTTTCTATTATTAGAGAACCCGGCGGCGTAGGCGAGAGCGTCCACCTGATCGTCGTGGGACCCGTGAGGGAAACTAATCAGTTCAGATTCCAATTCATTGAGCCACGATATCCTCTTTGGGAAAAATATCTTGCCATTTTCGATCCAGATCGATCCGATCAAGGCTCTGGTAATCTTCTGCCTGTCGGCTTTCATGGACTTTACGGTAATTCCGTCCCGCTTGAACCTCTGAATGGCAGCAGTTCCCGTAGTTCTGTCCTCGATTCCGATGAACAGCGGATGCCACAGTTCCTCCATGATCCGCATTTGCTTTTCCACGTCCGGGGCTTGAAGCTGATCCCGGAACTGCTCCACCAGAATCATATCGTTTTCGTTCTTGTCAACGTCCCAGACCTGAATAACCGTGTAATCCGACTGGGTTTTGTCCGTGAAAGCCAGATCGCAGGTCATAAACCGCCAGCAATGGTCTTTTTGAATTCTACGGTCAGCCTGGTCTCCCCGCTTCAAGATGTAGTAGTTGTCCTGCTCTTCGTAATACCGGAACCAAGACCGGTTGAACATGCCGCCACCGGCTGGAACCGGTCTTTGTTGGTACAGGGCGTTCCACGATCTGGTCCCCTCGACCCTCTTGATACGCTCCAAGTCTTCCTTGGTGTAACGCTCAGGCCAAAGAGGATCGCCAGCTTCCCGCTTCAGTGGATCATCCTCCTCGGCCATGGCTGGCAAGTTCACCAGCCTCCACTTCTCGCCGCCAGCCCTCTCTTCTGACAGAAGTCTCCCGATAAGATCGTCCTCGTGCCAGCGTGTACTTACCACCACCATGCTGGCCCCCGGCTCAAGACGGGTATACATGACCGACCTGTACCAGTCCCATATCTTGTCCCGGACAACTTGGGACTCCGCCTCTTCCTGATTCTTGATCGGGTCGTCGATGATCCCTATATCGCAACCGCGACCGGCGATGGGGCCTCCGACACCGGCGGTCATCATGGCCCCGCCTTCCGTAGTCTCCCATCTCTGGGCTGCCTTGGTATCCGTCCGGACATCTATGCCCAGTTTCTTGGCGTGAAGAACGATGGCGTCACGAACCTTCCGGCCCCACATGGACGCGGTATCAGCTTCGTATGAAGCCAATATGATCCTTTTGCCGGGGAATATCTGGAAAAACCACACCGGAAACCAGTGGCTTATCAAGTGGCTTTTACCATGACGCGGAGGCAGGGTTATGATCAGACGCCTGTGTGGGTAGTTGCTGGCGTCTTGAAGTTCCTGCGCCATCAATTCCACATGAGGGGGAATCTTGAATTCGTAATCCGTGAGATACTGCGCGGTGAGAGCGGGATTCAGTCGCCAGTAATTTTCCTGCATCCACGTCGCATCGAAAGCCACCCCGTCTATGGTGACCGGATCGGATGTGTACATCCGATTTGCGACTTGCGAGGTATCCATACATGGACTCCTTGACCCGTGTAGCGAACACAATACACTGTAAGGCTGATGCGGCGAGGTATCAATTGTCGCGTCTTATAACTTTTGACAGGCGAATGAGTCCCTGCGTGTCTGGTGAAAGCCAGACTCGTGGGTTATCCAAAACGAATGGCCAAGAAAAAGGACTCCTAAATGATTCACGCACTGTACGGGACGAGGGCGGGAGCAAAGCGAATAAAGAACACGGATCGCGCCGCAAGACCAGCTTCTCTCTGGCCGGACTTGAGGAAAAACGAGTGGCGGAGGCATCAGGACTGGTTTCACGAAGCGGGGCAGCCCTTTCGACCGCACCTGCACAATCCATTCGGACACAGGATAGAGAGTATTCTGCCCAACGATAAACTCAAATTGGCCGTGATGGACCTAGACGGCTACACGGAATGCCTGAAAGAACCGACACTTGACTGGCTAACCAAGGATTTTTGCGAAAACATGCACAAAATGGTGGATGAATGCGGGATAGAGGTGAACATATACGCGGGCGGATTCGGGACCCCTACGTTCAAAAAGCTGAAATCAAACATCCCTGCCGAGGGCGATTGGTCTGCTCCATGGTCCGGATCAAGCCCATGGTTCGATCACTTCAACAAAAACACGACCGAAATCTTCGGATTTGCCGATGCGGTCTTCTTCGACGCACTGTCCACGCACAACGCCGGGTCACTGGAAATGAATCAGGTTCAGGCCATGGAAGCCCACCCGCTCAACAGGGGAAAGATAGGTGGGGAAACATCCCCGAGGCTGGGGCAGGAGAAGTCATGGGAACGCCTGAACATTCTGATCACCACGGTTGGCTGGTTCAAGTGGCTTTACAAGGGAGTCGCGGGGCCATCGAGAAGAGTTGGTGTGGACTTCACCGACGCAAACAACCGAAGATACTATGTCCTTGCCCTTAGCAACGTGAAAAGAAACTTGAAGTTTTTCCAGAGAAGACTGCGGGAAGGATACCACGTCATATTTCCGATCCAGTGGGCAATAGACCAGAAAGTCAGCTACGACGAGATGATCGACGGCAGTATGCTGGACGAATAGTGACCAGAGAAGACATCGAACAATTTGTCGGAGACCACGATCTGGGCGGGGACCTCCTGTTCGCGGACGGGTTTGACGATTGCATCATAGGATTGCACTTTCAAGCCTTTAACCACGCGGCCTGTGTGGTCTATGATCGGTCGAAGATGCTGGAGCAACTTGTCAGTGACGGTATGAAACACGACGAAGCCGATGAATACTTCGACTTCAACATCTCCGGGGCCTATGTCGGCGAGATGACGCCCATCTACGTCAACACCACCCTGTAAGGTGAACAGTGTTGGCAAAACCCGGTGCCACAAAACCAGTTCGCGTTGCCATGACTCCGCCGTCAGACTGGCAGGGAGGGCCTGGCAACTGCGATTCCGTGTTCGTAACAGCCCTGACTCCGAATACACACGGAGGAATCCGATCTACCAGCCAGATAGGACCCGGAGGGGTACTCTACGGGAGTCCCTACTGGAAATGGAAGCAAAAGGCGAAGAAGCACGAAGCGTATGTGAAAAGGAGCAAATTGGATGAAAGTAAAAAGAATTACCGGAAAAGGAATCGTCCTTAGTACCAAGCTGGGAAAATGCACATCAGTCGTCCTATCGGAGGGTCAGGCGGAATACGCATCGGAAATCGGCAGGCAACGCACTGCGGCTGCGAAGAACGAGAAACACCGGGACGGAGTCCGCGAACCGCGAAGCTGGGACGAGCGTGAGAAGTACGACATCATGGCTGCCAAGGGAGAAATGTGCGCCCATCTGCTGACAGGACTGCCGTGGACGCGGGCCGTGGGCAAAAGGCCCAAGAACGAAGGCGATCTTGCCACCGGAACCAAGTTCCAGTCGGAGATACGCACGGAAGGCAAGCACGGGAAACGCCTGCGGCTGGCCAAGTGGGACTACAGGAGCCAGTGGTTCATACACGTCACCGTAGACGACTGGCGAGAATACCGGGTGTGGGGCTGCATCTGGGGACAAAAGGCATGGGAAGTCGGCAGGTGGCAGGAGTACGGGACATCCGGTCGGCACTGGATGTTCGTGGACAAGAAACACCTGATGCCGATCACTCACCTGACGGACGAGTACGACAAGGACATCGACAATTGGGCGCAGGAACTGGCTGATTTGCCAAAAACATGACTGTCTAATCAAAAAACAGGAAAAATTGCTATCGAATTTCATCTTGAAGTTCTGGCGAAAGCATCAAGAATAGAAATGTTCGCGTGTGTATAATTACGGCAATGGTGCCGATATGGACAGGATCAGCATTGCCGTGGGACTGTACGAACACTTGAGGCGAAAACTCGATGACGGGGACCCTGCATTGGAAAACGGCGTGGACTGGGCGACGTTCGAGATCGCTGGAAAACTGTCGGGCATATCCGGTGACCAGTTCCCCGATCTCTACAGTATTATCTCGGAGTCCGGTTCACCCGGAATAAACCATGGACACCAAGATTCTGACATTCTCGATAGGTCTTCTCGTTCAGGCGGGCGGAATAGTATGGTGGGCCTCCAGTCTCGCCGGGCAAGTAAGGCACAACGACTTCCAGATCCAGATGATCTCTAAAGACGTAGAAAAAAATTCCGAATTCGTAGAACTCTGGCCCGCCGGAAAATGGGGTTCAGGCTCCCTGCCCAGTGACGTAAGGCAGGACCTGAAGATAGCCGCACTGGAGACGCAGGTGTCGAAACTGACAGCAAGGATATTCGAGATGAACGGGTCCCCCCACTAGGCTTTCCTTCCTTCCTCTCCGCCCCCGTCCCAAGGAAACAAGGGTCGGGGGTTTTCCCCTGCTCCCCTCTGGCCCAGAGAAATCCGGGCCGGAGGGTTTTTTTATAAAAGTACCCTGCTTAAACGCCTTGACATGACCATCCGGACCACTAGGGTAAGTAATCCTCTTTCGGAAAATCTCTGTTGACTCGCCCAGGACCCCACAGCTTGAACCAACCCCACGGACGGGGGCGTTCCACGCCATCTCCCCAAACTGCCAAGGATGGCACCGGAATAGTGAAAACCTGGGATATCAAAAATCTTAAGCCACAAGCGGAGTTCAACCGCAGCCTAAGCCCGATAACGGCACGGGAGTCACAGGACCCCCCGATGTTCATGGACAACGAAAAACGGGGCTAGGCGGTCTGGCAGTTGGCTGGTATCACCGGAGGAATAGAAAGACCCCACCCCCAGTAGGGGGGTTGCGCATTCACCGAGAACCACCAAAAACAGTCAGCCTCTAATACCGGCTACACGTCCGGGACGCCTTACCTCTTCCCGAACTCCTCTCACTGTCGCCGGGCCTTTCACCGGATGCTTTGTCCTATACGTCTTCTTCCGCTTGCTACCGGACTTGGTCTTTGCCCCAGCCATGATAAATCCTTTCAAGTAGTGCGAGTCCGCCTCTTACTGGCATTGGCCCTCGCCGTCGCCGATCTTCCGCTGCCACCGGACTTCTTAGCCTTGTCCACCGCTGCCTTCCACTTCTTCATCCCTGCTGGCGTGTAAGCATACGATTTGCCTTTGGGTCCCTTGGGCATGATAAATCCTTTCAATATGGTGATGGGACCCTATTGTCCTCCAGAATAGCCCCGAATGTCAAGAAATATGGGACCCTAAGAGGAAAATTCACCACTAAATTTAGTTGAAGTTCAATGCAACAGAGCAGACAGAGGCATACTGAAGACATTACTTAACTTAGTTGAAGTTTTATAAAGACGGCTTCATCTGAGTTTCGGACGATACCGTCCGTGATGCCTTAGTTGAAGTCTGGGAGACACAACATGCAGACGATGGGACCCACTACCACTTGGGACCCTAAGCAGGAAAAATTTGGGCTGGGAAGTTGAGAGAGGGACCCAGAGATATGTAGGAGTTAGTTAATTGTCAATAGTATCGGACCCGGCTGCGGCGGGGGTACGGGGGGTGTGG